GGCAGAACCAACTTTAGCTATTGGTCTTAAACCAAACGCTTGGTCTATGTTAGCCATAGTAGTCTCCTAAATTATTTTAGAGACAATTATCTTACTTATTAAGACTTTTTGCCCCCAAAAGTTACTCTGCTCTGCCTCTCCTGATGGATTGGCATTGCGGGATGCTCGTCTTTATGTAGATCTTGTTCTATTGCATTTGTCTTATCGTTTGTAAGATTACGAAAATATTCATCTCGATCCTCTTTTACTTCGACAGGACATCGCATTAAAATTAATCCACCTGTTCCTATAACTCCTTTATACTTACCGTCTTCAATAGATGGTAAATCCATTCTGTCTGGATATTCATCTGCTCTTACGAGTTCGTATCCACTTCGTAATCTTCCAATGACGTTTTTTTCGTCTTGTTGACCACGATATTCAGACCTTACCCACCTGTGGTGATAACCTTCTGGTGGTTCAGGAGCGTCTAGATTTGATGGAGGTACCCAACCCCTCTTTCGAGTCACCTGTTCACGGGTTTCTGTTTTGCGTGATAGGTTTTTTATTCCTTTTGTAGTCATATTACGCCTCCTTCACGTGTTTTGCGTATTCTTCTAGTGGCACACCTAGCTTTTTAGCTATAGCAACTTGTGAAGGTGTGAGTCTCACAGTGCGGCGGCCTGTAGCCGTTTTTCTGACAGCAGACGCAACTTTTTGCGTCGGCCTGTTTTGATCCTCAAATTTTTGAGGAAACTCTTTTCGTATTCTACGATCTATTTCATTATAGTACTCATCCGACGATGCGTCAAATCCTTCTGCAACTAAATCGTCGTGAAAAGACATCGCAGTATAAGTCATAGCTTTATCCGTACCAAACCATTTATTGTCACCTGCCCACTCCTGTGCTTTAGGGTCTGGCGCTGGCTGAGCTTGTGGATCTGCCATCTTGATAGCTTCTTCAACAGGTTGTTGTTCTTGTAAAGGAGCTGCTTCTTGTTGTTCTAGCCTGTTTTTTCTTAATCTTAATCTTTCTTTTTCAATAGCTATTTGTGCTATCTTTTGTTGTGCTTCAACTTGTTTTTCTACATCCCCTGCTTCAACGGCTTGTTTTAAAGCTGTATTTAGTAATGTCTCTGTAGAGGCTATACTTGCTTCATCAGATGAAACCCTTTCACGTGAAGTACTAATAGATGTGGCTTGTAAGTTTTTATTTTGCTCTTGAACTTTTTTTGCATATTCAATTGCTGCCTGTTCACGTCTTTCTGCTTCTCTCATTTTTCGAGTAAGCTTATCAATACGTCTTTTTACAGATTGTGAATATTCTTCTAATTCTTCTTCTTTTTTTTCTTCAACTTTAGTTTCTACTACGGGTTCCGCAGATTCACTAACCTGAACTTCATTTTCTTTTTTATCTTCTTCTTTAAGTTCAATATCAACAGAATCTCCCGAAGTATCTATTGGCACCATTTTGTCTTGCTCTGATTGTACTTGAGGTTGCATAGAGTTCTCCATGTTTATAGTATGTTAGCTGGCAATATATCCCTAGGATCGTCAATAACAGCCAGTATTTCATCGTCATTAATAATCCGTAACTCACCACCATCAATTCTTATTCTAGAACCTGCGTAGCGAGTAATTAATACCCAATCGTCCTGTTTACACCAAGGACCGGTTGGAAACTTATCTTTGTCTTTGTAAGCATCAGGTCCAACCTTCAAAACTTTACAAATATTTGTTGTTAACTGTGACTCTTGCACTGTATCATCAGTAAGTATTATTCCTGATTTTGTTTTTGAATCTAATTTAAGTGGAAATAATGTTATTCTGTACCCGGTTGGATTAGGAACTTTTTCTAATTCTTTTTTTTGTTTTTCAACAGCTTTACCGTCCCATACATGTTTTGGTACGATTAGTTTTGGTTTAGTCGTCATCATCTAGCTCCGTTTTCTTAAGCAGGTCCGTGAGTTCCTGTTCCTCTTGTTTTAATGCAGCTAATTTACCAGTCAGATATTTATAATCGGCCCAGTCTTTAGCTAACCCACTAAGTATAGACTCTTCTACTTGCTTTTGTCTACTAATTAATTCTTTTTTGTAATAACTAAAGAAGTTTTCTATGCGCATGCTTTCATTTGTTCTGCCATCGCTTTGGCTCTGTTTGGTGTTTGCTTTGCCCACCGTGAGTCTAGCATCTCGTAGCTCGCACCTACGTAGTTAAGTTCTGCTAATGCTTTCCACATGTTCTTAAATTTAGATACACCTGTTCGACCTAATTGAAATACCATTTCTATTAATATTTCTTCAGCTATTTCATTTATGTCGGAACAACCATGTTCATTCATAAGTTCCTTTGCATTACGAATAGCTTCTTGCAAATCTTTTTGTAATATTTCCATAAGAAAAGACTCTTCATACTCTTTATCGTCCTCCCAGAAGTCCTCTACGCAAAGATGTCCCACACCCACAGTTCTTTTACCTAAAGTATCTAGATAAACTTTATTTCGATACCCCTCATGTTTCTTAACTGATTCCATTAATCTTTTTAAATTCATTTATCCTCCTTAAACCATTGCGGTAAACCTAAAAATGGCCTACCATCGTACTTGTTAGTGTCATTAAATTTTCCGTTCCTTTCATTGTAATGCAAAAAAACTTGAGCACAATTGTTACCTGTAAATGGCTCTCTCCAATGCTCAGTCTCGTGACCTTTATATATTAACATGTCACCTGGATTAAGCAAAATCTCCTCACCATCTAAAAATATTGGCCACATTTCTCCTCCTAAATTTAGAGTGCAAGATATTTCGCAAGATGGTCTGTCTATGTGTTTTTTAAGTTCATCACCTTTTTTGTAAATTCTAGCGCAAGAATAGGTTTCAATAAGGCTTGTTTGAGTCTCCTTCTCCATTAGTGGTTTCATTTTTTGTAAAAGAGTTTCCATAACTAAATCACTGTAATGAAAATACGTATCTGGAACTTGAGTGTCATCCCAACGTCCCCATTCATCTGCAAATGGAGATATGTACTTAGACTCAAAAAAATATAAAGCGACCTTTCTTTTAGTTAAAAAATATAAATATACAAAATCAGTTAATTCTTTAGATAATGCTTGTCTAATTACTTTCATCTAAATGGTACCCCTGAACTCCAAACTACTAGCGAATAACGCACGCCAGAAGTTACTGGTTTTACTCTATGCAATAAAAACGATGGGAATACAACAATAGATCCCCTTGGTCTAATTTCATTGCATACTCTAACATTAGATGTTTTTTCACCTTTACCATCTCTTAGGTCGAATTCTAGATCGCCTCCTTTGTACATAGAACCATCTACTAGGCTAATGGTCATAGACAATTTTCTAACAAATCCTTTTTCATTTGGCTCACAAAATTGATCTTCATGCCAATCATAATGCTGTTTTTTTGAACCATCATATTTAGTAAATTGAAAAGCCTCACAATATTTTAAATCAAAATTCCATTCAGCTTCTTTATTAGCTAAATTTATATAAGGCTCAATTTCTTTAAATATCCAAGGATCATCCAACCAAACAACATTAGATTTTCTAGTTTTGTGTAAATCTTTTTCTTCAAGTTTTGGATCTTTTATTGAACCAATAGTACCGACTAAATCTTTTTTTGTAAGTGCATATGCTAAAATTTCATCACAGAGTTTATCTGAGAAAGCTGATGGAAAATATTTTAAGTAGTGCTTTAATATCACTTTTTCATTAACAAGTGCTATAATCTATGACTAATTTAAAAGTCCCTGTTTGACCATCGTTACCTGTAACAGTTATTTT